AAAAGACTGCCGGTAGGCCAACTGATTACACTGAAGAATTAGGTATCAAGATATGTGAAGTGATATCTATTTCAAAAGATAGCATTGATGACATATGCAAAGCTAATGATGATTTCCCAGCTCCTGCCCAGGTGTACAAATGGAGAATACGTTTCCCTGAATTTGCAGCTAGATTTGCCAAAGCTAAAGAGTTGCAGCAAGAAGTTATAACTGAATACATGCGTGAAGTGGTTGAAAATCGTGATAGAGACATGATGGAGACTGAGAAGGGTTATGTAGGTAACCCGGTTGCGATAGCTCGTGATAAGCTTATAGTTGACTATTTAAAGTGGCGAGCAGCTAAAGTAGCACCTAAGACTTACGGTGATAAAGTACAACAAGAAGTGACAGTTATTAAGCATGAAGATGCATTGAAAGAATTAGAATGATAAGAGAAGAAATGAAAACATTGCGAGAATTAGAGAATGAAGACCAGGGGCAGTATGCCGAATTATGCTGGAGACTTAGATTATGTCCATGTGTTGATTTGGAATGCGTGCAACTTGTTATTGATATAATGCTTATTATTGAAAGCTGCAAAGATGTGGGCTCAAGAAATACTAGATGGCAGAAAATTAAAGATTTATTTAACGAGCGTGGCGAAGATTTAGAAGGCATGGATAGAATAGCATATTACTTTGTTATGCAGTTGCTTGAAAACAACGAAATGACTGACCATGGTGGCAACATAGGTAATGGCTGGTTAACGCAAAAAGGTGAAGAATTCTTAGGATACTACAGACGTTTATGCAAAATTGATAATTAAGCAGGGATAAATAATGACACATATAGAGAAAGGCTATACTCCAGAAGAGTGTGATAAGATTCTAGAAAATATTGAGACGCAAAGACAACAGGTTTTTGGAGAGCAAGAATGATTAAATCAGTTAATTTGACAGACGTGCAGTCATGGCTTGAGATAAAAGACGATATCCAACTTATAAAAGAAGCATTAGAAAGAAATGCTAAAAGCATAGCGAACCTTCATAACCTTGTTGAGACTAGACTGGTCAAGCAGAATGAACTAAATCGCAAAGTTCACGAGTTACAGAAAGAATTCAACATGATGGAGCACAAATGTTTTGATTTTATGAAGAATCATGACAGCACGTTGCAATCAATGAATGAAATACTCGGTAGCAAATGTCGTCAGATAGCAATATTATTTGAAAGGATAAAATAAGGAATCTGTCTGCAGTCGCGCAATGGAGTAAAATATGAATAAAACTAAAAGAGAGCGGTATAGAGAAGAGCACATAGCAAGCGTATTAAGCTTTATTTGCAGTCAAATAGCCTCAAGCCAAACGATTGAAGATAATAGAGCTTATGAGTTAAGTATTAAGTTTAAAGTGGATGACTTTTGTTTGAAAACATTAGAGTCGCCGGTATTGATAGATATTGAAGATGATAGCGAGTCAGTGTTTTATAATGGATGAACAAGATGGATGAAAGATTAATTTATGGGCATGTTAAATATAAAGATGATTTTGACAAGATTGTTCAAGACGAGCTTGATAGATTAGCAAACGAGTCATTGCCAACTAAAGAAGAAATCTGCGAACTATTTCAGATTGAAATGTCTGAACTAGAGGGCGTTACTTTTTTATTCTTTTATTACGACATTGAGTTCTATGACGGATACGCTATCATCTTGTTCAAAAAAGATGGCAAGCTGTATGAAGTTCTTGCAACTCATTGTTCATGTTTTGGTCTTGAGAGGCAGTGGAGTCCAGATGAAACAACTTGGGACGCTGTTAAGCATAGCGCTCAAGCAGCTGTGAATCGTTATCATGAAAATAGAAAAAAATGGGACCACAAAAGCTCATGCATGGATACCGGGGTAGAAAGCAGCATGTTATTGTTAAGAAAAGAAGATGATATCTTAAAAATGCTAAGGGATTAATAACTAAAATTCATGGATGAACAAGAGCGAAGGATTCGCCAAAAACTAAAAGATGATTTACTTCACTATGCTGAGAAGTGTCTTAAAATAAGAACCAAATCAGGCTCAATAGAACCTTTTTTCTTTAATAAAGCTCAAAGATACGCTCATGAGCAATTAGAGAAACAGCTAAAAGAAACCGGCAAAGTAAGAGCCTTGGTGCTGAAAGGCCGCCAACAAGGTATGTCAACTTACATAGGTGCCAGATTCTATCACAAGGTTACACATAATCACGGCAAGCAAGCATTTATTCTCACTCACGCGTTAGATGCTACTCAAAACCTTTTTAAAATGGCTAAAAGATACTATGAGTACACACCGTCCATTGTTAGGCCAGATATAGGAACAAGTAATAGTAAAGAGCTTATATTTGCTGCCCTAGATAGTGGCTATAAGCTAGGAACTGCTGAGAACAAGAATGTTGGTCGCTCATCAACTATCCAGTTATTGCACGGCTCGGAAGTGGGTTTTTGGAATAATGCTGCCGACCATGCGGTGGGGGTAATGCAGGCAGTCCCTAATGCTGACAATACAGAGGTTGTCATGGAGTCCACAGCCAATGGCGTGGGCAACTATTTTCATCAACAATGGCAGCTAGCCGAGTCAGGCCTTTCAGAGTTTATTGCCATCTTTGTTCCATGGTATTGGCAAGAAGAATACATCAAGACACCCCCTGAAGACTTTAGTTTAAGTATTGAAGAGCAAGAAATTAGGGGCTTGTACGGCTTAAGTGTCGAACAAATCGCTTGGCGTAGAGCCAAGATAGTAGAGTTGTCAGTCAATGGTCAGGATGGCGCCAAGGCTTTTATGCAAGAGTATCCTAATAATAGCACCGAAGCATTCCAGTTAACCGGCGAAGACAGCTTTATCTCTTCAGATATTGTTATGAGAGCTAGAAAGGCTGAAATGGAAGCCTATGGACCGTTGCTAATTGGAATTGACCCAGCCAGGTTCGGTCCGGACCGCACAGGTATTATCCGTCGCCAAGGACGCAAGGCGTTTGGGCTGGAGAGTTATACCAAGAAAGACACCATGGAAATCGTTGGTATCGTTAAAACTATTATTGAGGAAGAGAGGCCAGCCAAGGTATTCATTGATGTGGGTGGCTTAGGCGCGGGCATAGTCGACAGATTAAGGGAGCTCTTTGGTTCGCACTTAATAGTTGGCGTAAACTCTGGCAATACGCCATTTGATGCTCGCAAATATCTCAACAAGCGGGCTGAAATGTGGGGGCTGTGCAAAGAGTGGCTGACCGATGAAGGGGGTGCTCAGCTGCCTGATAATGACGAGATTCACGCAGACCTTTGTGGCATAAAATATAAAATTGATTCAAACTCTAGACTGGTCATGGAGCAGAAGGCTGACATGAAGAAACGCGGGGTAAGGTCTAGTGATTTAGCTGACTGTCTTTGTTTAACATTCGCCATGCCAGTTTCAGCCCATAAGCAAAGTAAAGTATTAGATAAGCTAGCGGATAGCTTTGAAAGACAGGCAGTCGCTAAACAAAATTTACGTTAAAAAGGATTTATATGAGAGAGATAGCAGGGAAGCACCAAGAACGGCTTTCACACCTTAAGAAGATGGTTGAGTCTTGGAATGAGTATTTCGGGGCCAATAATCAGCGGTACTGGGAGATGACAAAGTTTGTCTTTGCATCCAATTTAAGCTCTACTGATATTTCATCATTAAATACGCTAAAGAAGCCAACGATTCAGTTCAATGTGCTAGAAGCCTTTGTCTCCAAGCTTCGCTCTCAGTTTGTTAAGCAAGAGCCAAGCTTTGAAGTTAGAGCTGCTGATGGCGTCCCTCTTCAGATGCTTACCGAGGAATTTATTGCGACTGAGAAGGTAGTAGAAGGGTACTTGCGAGCTATCTTCGATGATGCGGCTAACGACGGCTTGCAATCTAACATTCATACTGACCAGCTAGCAGGGGGCTTTAGCGCTGTCTGGATTAGAACTGACTATGTCAATGAGTACTCATTTGAACAAAACATTATAGTTGAGAGGGTATTTGATCCAACTCTATGCATCTGGGACCCATTAGCCAGAACAAGTCACAAGGGAGATGGTGGCTATTGCGGGATGTTAGTGCCTTATACTAAAGAGAAATTTATTCAAGAGTATGGTGAAAAAGCAGCAGAAGGCATTAAGTTTCAAAATACTAGCGCTATGAGTGGCTTCACCTGGAGCTATAAGAATCAAAAGGAAGACATTATCCTAGTTGCTTATATGTTTGAGAAGAAGTCCAAGAAGCGCAAGATAGTCAAGCTATCAAACGGCGATGTGGTGCCATTAGACAACTATAAAGAGCTATTAACCCGCTGGGATGATATAACTCAACCCCCTATCATTCTTGACGAAAGAGAGGCTGACGTTGAAACCATTGTTCATTATCAGTTCTGTGAGAATAAGGTTCTTAGCTATGAAGAAACGGATTACAAATATCTTCCTATTGTATTCGTAGATGGTAATAGCACCCTGGTTAAAGGTGATACTAGCACTTCTCAAGCTGAGGCTCCAGTTGGTGGCAGCAGCTCAGGCGCTACTCAGCAAATGACTCGTCCTTACGTTTATAATGCTATAGGTGCTCAACGTGCTATGAACTATGCCGGTCAAACCATAGCTGGTGAGATTGAGAACATGGTCATGCATAAGTGGGTAGTAGCATTAGAGGCGATACCGACTAACGACAAGTATCTTTCAGCTTATACCAATCCGCAAGAGGCTTCGGTATTAGTTTATAACGCTTTTGATAGCGAGACTGGCCAGCCATTAGAGGGCCCGCGTGAGATTCAAAGAACTCAGACACCTCCTATCGTTGAAAATACCTTTATGAACTCAGTGCAGACTATTCAGGCTACTTTGGGTAGCTATGATGCACAACAAGGCAACATAGACCCATCGATGTCCGGCAAGGCTATTATGCAAGGAGCTATGCAGGCAGACGGAGCAGCTGGGCCATACCTAATTAACTATATCAAAGCATGGAATCGTATTGGTCAGGTGGTTATAGACTTAATCCCTAAATATTATAAAACGCCTCGCAGTCTTCCAGTCATTGATATGGATGGCAAACGTCGATTCCAGATTGTTAACGCACCTAAGGACATGCAGCATCAGCAAGCTCAAGATAGAGAGCAGCAGCAGCAAGGTGATATGAACTTTGACACACAAGGACGGCAAGAGCAACAAAGCGTAAGTCTAAGTTATGAGCCGCACACTCTTCAATTAAGAATAGAAGCTGGTGTAAACAGTGCAGTGCAGAAACAAATAGCGATGGACCAGGTTATTCGCTTAAGCGCATCTAATGAAGCATTCCAAGCGTTTATCAATGAAAGAGGCTTGCCATACTTATTAGATAACTTAGAGATTAGAAACATCGATAGCTTGAAAGTCGAGGCTGAAGCCTGGATGCAAGACATGAGAGCGCAAAAAGAAGCTGCTGCTCAACAACCATCACCACAACAAATGGAAATGGAAACTATTAAGCAGATAGAGATGGCTAAAGTTGCTCAACGCCAACAGCAGGCGGAAGGCGAGCTAGCTGTTAAGGCTGCTAATGTGGCTGTAGCTAAGGAGAAAAACGAGATTGAGTTCGAGCGCTTACTTGCAGAGATAGGCGAGTTCGAAGCCAATAAGGCTATGGCTCAGCAAAAGACAGTTGCGGAAGAATCTAAAGCAGCAGTGGATTTAGCGATAGAAGTAGCTAAGCTTCAACATGAGCAAAGCGAAAGTAAGGGGCAAGAATGAATCTCAAAAAACTAATACTTGGCATACTTGGTTTGCAAGTATCAGTAAATGGCACAACATTGGCAAGCAAAAAAAATAATGGAGATGCTCCTTACACTTATATCAGCAATGGCGAGATAAAAAGATTGGTGGGCATGGTCAATTATGCTAGAACGCATGTGAAGGTAGGTGCCTATGCAATGCCAAGAGTCACATGGAACTATGATTTGGAAAAAGACTTAAAAATTGCAGTAAAAACAATGGACCCAGATTGGTGGTTTGGAGGAGATCACGCGCCAGATGCAAGATATAGTAGCCAATGGTTAATGAGGTATGCTCCATTCAATACTTCTTATCCAGATTATGACTTTATGATTCATGATGGTTGCCAAAGCATGGAAGGCGGGGTTGCTAGAATATTCTGGATGAGAGCAATTAATCAAGCCAAGTTCTTTAAATACAATTTATGCGCTGACACGGTTCAGCCTAGTAATTGGGGCTATATCAATAGCTACTTCTCATGTGCTGGCATTAATAGAAATGTTACCAAACTTGTGTCTAATGAGCCATGGTCTTGGATGTGGCAGTATTATCCAAAGATAGTAAACGACGACATGGAAGACTTTGCATGTATGTTACTTGGCAAGTCAGGGCCTAATGCAGCTGGTGGCAACAGGCCGAATCATTTCTTTTGTTATTGGGGCAAGAAGTCTCATGCGCAAACAAGTGAGAAACCATATGTCGCTATTAAAGATGGACAGAAGGCTGGAGATGGCTGTCCAGGCAAAGTTGTTAAGAATCTCTGCGTTTAAGTGAGTAGCATATGCCTGTCTATTTCTCTGTTGTTATGGGTAGCACACATAAGAAACCGCAACAGAAAAGAATCGACAATGGGCCTCCGCCACCTCGAATGGAATGGGATGCTAAAAAAGGTCGTAATGTTCTCAATCTTGATTGTTGTGGTGGAAATAGGAAAGACAATGATAAAAGCAGCATATGCTCAATAAGCTAGTATCTTAAATCGACGCCCAGGGTCTGCAATTAAGCGAGATATCCCCAGGCCATTTAAAAATATTAGCATAGATAAAGCGTTTTATCACTTAATGAGGACATATCCTTTTCGAAAACCTAGTTGGAAAATATATTTAAGAATAGTTCTTTGAGCAACAATAAGCCCTTGCATCATCAACATTTCGCGATATTCCAAAATAGATGCCACAGGCTTGGAAAGGACAACCTTTTTTATAATTTTAATTTCTTCATCAGTAAGTCTTGTCTTGGTTCCTATGCATGACTTTTTGCCGGGGTTATAGCCATCATGCTCTCTAGCAGAGTTTACATATTTGGAGATGGATGTGACAGATATCGAGTATTTTTTTGATAAATATTTCATTGTTGTGCCAGGATTTTTGTATTCTTTTAATATAGCTTTTATGGTTTTAGAAGGCGTTTTCTGCATTGCTCAACATTCCTAATGATTAATATCCTTAGTATATTAAATTGCAAAAAAAATATCAATCAACACAAGGCCATGGTTCCACGTAGAACTTGTAAAATCCGTTTGACAGTATCAATAGGTGCGCCTATCATTGTTTATATACCGTTTATCGGGCACACCTCCTCATCAAGGATAAGATGAGCGCGCTGGGCGAAACCAGGGACACCGTCACGGGTTAAGTGAATGAGGATAGAGACATGGAAGACGAAGTAGTAGAGAGTATTGTTGATAGCGCAGAGCCGATTGAAACGAGAAAACCGCCGCGAATTATCCCGGAAGAATACCAAGGGATGGTAAACGATATTGCTAAAAAAGCGAGAATGGAAGAACGCGAAAGAGCCAAGCGCGAATATGCTGCTGAAATTGAAAGACTACAAGCATCACAACAACAAGCCCCGGTAGAACAGGTTGCTGAATCACAAAACGGCAATAATGATATCTCCAAAGCTATTGATGAGAGGCTTGCTAGAATTGCTCAAGAACATAAATTACGCATTGAGAGAGAAGCTGAAGAGCAAAGATTGCGTCAAATAGCTGATACTTACTTTGAAAAGATGTCAAAAGGCCCAGAGCTTTATGAAGATTTCGAAGAAGTAATGAAGAGTTTTAATCCTTCTAAAAATGCTGACGTGATAGAGCTAGCACACGAATTTGATAACTTGCCACAGGTAATGTACGAGTTAGCAAACAATCGTTTAAAAGCTGCTGAATTGCGACGCTTAGCTAAAGATGATCCAGAAGATGCCCGATATGAATTGCAACGATTGGCGAAATCTATATCTCAAAATGAAACAGCACAGAATCAATATGTACCTGCGAAACCTCCGTTGACCAAGCCGAAACCCTCCAATGTGGGTGCAAAATCCGGTGAGATGACTCTGGAAGATTTCAAAAACGCATCATGGAATAGATGGTAACGTTTTAGAACAGGGAAGTTGAGTCGTATTTAGCACTTGAATTAATTCATTAATTTAAGGTGATATATATGGCAGCGCCAATCAACATTTTACAGGTCGTCCAAACATACCAAATGGCCGGCCTTGCAGCATTACAAAATTTAAACTGTTTCATGGGAACAGCGAACACAAAGTATAAAAACTTTGACAAAATCACTGCAAACTTAGGTGATACAGTTACGTTCGATAAAACCCCACGTTTTACTTCTACTAACTCTTTAGTATTAGCATTCCAGCCTGCTGACCAACGCGTTCAGTCTTTAACTGTTAACGAACAATTCTCAGTTTCTTATGAATTTAATACTTCACAATTCATATTCCAAGCTCGTGAATACATGGAAAGATTAGGTAAGTTCGCTATTGCTGAATTAGGTGCCAAGATTGAGATGAGCATTGCTAAGAACTGCGTAACTAATACCTACCGCTTCTACGGTGATGGCGTAACTCCTATCAACTCTTACAACCAGCTGGCTTTCGCTTTAGCTCAATTCAGAGCATATGGTGCTGCTACTGCTGGTACCAAATGTTATATCAACAGTCTTGCAGAGCCTGCAATCGTTGGTAGTGGTTTAAATCAATTCGTTACTGGAAGAAATGACCAAATCGCTCGTTCATGGGAAGTTGGTGAATTCTCTGATTGTAAGTTCTACCGTTCAAACTTATTACCAGTTCATACAGCTGGAACCGTAGGTAACGAAGGTTTAACTTTAACAGTATCTAGCGATGCTGGCGCAATTACTTACAATGGCGTTGGTGGTGCTATTGACTCTATTCTATTAACTGGTGCTCCAGCTAGTGATGCAGCAGCAATTAAAAAGTATGACAAAATGTGGTTTGTTAACGGCGTTGCTGGTATTCCACAAATCAACTACTTAACATTCATTGGTCATAACCCATCTGACGTGCCAGTTCAATGTCAAATCATTGCTGACGCTGCTTCTGATGGCGCTGGTAAAGTTAGAATATATATCAACCCACAGTTGCAAGTATTACCTACTAACTACCAAAACATTAACACTGCTGTTATTCCTGGCATGAAGGTTAAAGTATTACCTTCTCATAGAGCAGGTTTAATTACTTCTGGCGACCCATTGTTTGTTGCTATGCCACAGTTACCAGACCAAGTTCCGTTCCCAACTGCGAACATGATGGATCCTGAAACTGGTGTATCAATTAGACAATATTACGGTACTGTCTTTGGCCAAGATTTACGCGCGATGGCTTACGATGCGATACTCGGCAGTACGTTGGTAGACGAGATGTCCATGGCTCTCATTTTTCCTTTATAAGAGGTATTCTTTTGACCGATAAAGAGGTACTATACACTCTTTATTGGTTAAAAGGAATGGTTAATGGGTAAATATTGTTGTAGATGTAAAATTGAGCAAGCACCTGAAAGACATCATAATTCATACTGTAATCCATGCAGATCTATCATGCGAAAAGCGGCTACAGTTAAAGCAAGAGAAGAAAAAGGACTTCCTGAGAGAGGATTCTTTAAAACTCATTGTTGCGATTGCAAAGCTGTCAAAGAGGATGATAGGCAAGCTTATTGCAACAAGTGCAGGGCAGTGCGAAACAAAGCTTGGAATCTTAAGTCTGGGCGCGTTAAAAAGAATCTCACTGGATTATGTCCATGTGGAGCAGAGCGCGGCCCAAAACAGAAGTACTATTGCTTGCCATGCAAGGCAAGAATATCCAGGGAGTGGAGAGCTGCTCACAAAGTTCCGACACGTCCCCAAGAAGTGCTGGAACTGGAGAAAAAAGCAAGAGATGCATATCAAGAAATTAAGCGCTCTGTCAGAAAAGCTACTTACTATTACATCAAAACAGGAAGGCTCGTTAGGCAACCATGCGAAAAATGTAATACAACGGATAAGGTGGAAGCTCACCATGACGACTATACTAAACCAATGGATGTTCGTTGGTTATGTAGAAAGCATCATCTTGAGCACCATGAGGGCGAAAAGAAAGGTTCCTCAAAAATTAAAGATACTCTGTAGTTACGGGGAGCTTTGTCTCCCTGGCTTTTTAATCTAACATAGGACAAATAAATGGCAGCAAATATGATTCCACAAGACCCAATCGTCAACGCAGGTCTTCTTTATATAAATGGATTGCAGTTATCTAATAACGCAACATCCCCGAACACTGTAATTAATATCGCAGTTGGTCAATGTCGCGACAGCACAAACACTAACGATATTTACGTTAATGCAGTTTATGATGTTACAACTGTTCCTCCTACTCTTCAAACAAACTACATTACAGCTAGCACAGCTTTCGTAGGTGTTGGTGGTTTAGACGCAGGCACTGTAGCAGCTAGTGCAATGTACGCAGTGTATGTTATTGGCTCTTCTGCTAATCAACCTGTCACTGTAAATTACGCTCCTATCAATCAAGTTCCACAAGTAAACTTGCCTTATTCCCAGTTCCCTGGTGCAGCATTATTGTCTAGAAACTTTACTGCTCCTGCATTGCCAGCTGGTTATGACATGTTTAGACGTGTTGGTACAATTGTAACTAGCGGTTCAAATATTAAATTATTTACTCAAGTAGGCAATGGCTCATCTCGTAGAATGTGGTATGCAACTCCAATCGCAACTGATATCGCTGCTGCTGCAAGTACAGCCGGTGTGTTTGGCGCTGTAAACTTAAACGTTACTCCAGCAGTTCCAGTTGAAGCTACATTGGTGCACTTATCTGCATCTATTACCCCAACTGCAGCTGGTGGTTTAGTTCAATTCCAACCAGCAATTGCTAGCGGTGGTGTAACAACTGGCGTTTATGCAGCATTAAGTGGCGATGTAGCAGCTGTTGCGCATGTTGCTCCAGTATCTGTACCAACAGGCATTATTACCGGTACTCCTAATACTGTAGGTATCAACTATGCTTCAGCTGGTGTTACTACTTTAACTGTGACTGGTTTTGACGACCAATTATAAGGAATAATTGATGGCTTACACTGTAGCAAATCTCATCGCTGATGCTTACTACATCTCTGGTATTGTTTCACGTGAGTTTGAGACAGTGTCAGGCCCTCAAGGTAGCTTAGGTCTGCAGGTTTTAAATGAAATAATTTCAGATAAAACGATAGAAATAGGCATGATTCCTTACTATAACAAGTATAATTTCAGCACCATATCAGGTGTTGAAACATACTTTATTCCTAATTTAGAAAGCGCTGAAACATTAGTATTTTTCTTGAATGGTGTGCGCTATCAAATGATTGAAGTAAATCGTACTGCATTTGAAGGCTCTTCTCGAGCAAACATCTCTTCTCTTCCTTTAAACTGGAATCAAGAAAGATGCTTGAATGGCACTAATTTAAGATTGTATTTCTACCCTAATTCAATATATCCAATGGAGGTCTGGGGTTTATTCAGATTAGCTTCAGTAACTATGTTTCAAGACTTGTCTGCATCTAATGTGACTGTGAACATGGGTGCTTGCACTGTCTCTGGAGCTGGCGCGCTAGCTGCTGGGCAATTGATTATCAATGGCATAAACATCATTGGTAACTTTGCTGATGCTAATGCTTTGGCAGCCTATATTAACACTGGTGTAGTTGGCGGAGTAACCGCTGCTATTGTGTCTGGTAACTTTACCTTGAATAGCACGACATTGCCGACCATCTCATTGTCAACGAATGGCGCCGCCAATCCGCTTAACTGTGTGACATTTGCCAATTTCAGCACTATAGCAGGAGCATTTAATCAAACAGTTAACGCTACTGGTTTAGACCAATTTTATACTAGCTATTTGAAATTCTCATTGGCTGACCGTCTATGCACTGAGTATAACTTTATAGCACCTCCTGGTGTTGTTAAGCAGTTACAACAGTATCAAAGATGGATTGTTAAACGCTCAGGTGGATTAGACTTAACTACTCAGAAGATAAGCACGCTTACAAATAATGGTTCGTTAAATTGGGCTATGATTAACTTATCTAATGGTTTCACCATATAGGGAATAATTAATGGCTGACCAAGGATGGAAAAGAAATAACTTTAAGGTTACGCCTAATTCTGAGTTAATTCCAATACAGATTGCTGGCAGCAGCACTTTCGGAAGATACAATAAAATCGCATCTGGCTTAACATATAATATGTATTTATCAGATGGGTGGCTTATTAATTTTGCAGGGTATAAAAGGGCTATTCAATTAACAGAAACCAATGTTGGGGAAGGTCGAGGATTATTTCATTCATCACGCGGTAATTTTTTGGTTGCGGTAATTGGTGCATTAGTTTTTAAAATCACAGAAGAGCTTAATTATAGTATCATAGGCACGCTGAATACTCAGTCTGGTGAAGTATTCATGGATGAGAATTTAAATAATCAAATTTGCATTGTAGATGGCGCTAATGCTTATATTTACAACTACAAGCTTCCTAGTGGAATAGTTCTCCAGACCTCAGTTACTTTTAATCCAAGCGATGTATGTTTTCATAATACTTATTTCTTGTTTGGTAATAATAGCCGTGAAAACACCGGAGCATTTTGGTATGCATATGTATATGATGAGGCAGATATCAATGGCACAAGCATTAAGCAGCAGACTCAATTAGCATTATCTACTAAGCCAGACTTTGCTATAGCTGTGCGTAGATTGCCTGGGCAAGCTAATAATGTTCTAGTTTTCGGTAATACGGTGTGCGAGATATGGACGCAGGTTGGGGGCTTGCAAAATTATCGTAGAAATTCAACTGTTAATATCGATTATGGATGCTTATCTGTTTCAACTATAAGCTCTTGCGAGCAATACACTGCATGGCTAGCAGTGAATGAGGATAGTCCTCCAAGGATAATGACTTATAGTCAGGCTGGTGGATTAAGAAGAATATCCACTGATGGGATAGACCATCTTTTGGATGGTATTAAATTTCCAGAAAAGTCAACGGCAATATTTTATGTGCAAGATGGTCATTTATTTTATCAGCTTACATTTTATGATAGCGCAGATAATTTAACGATAATTTATGATTTTAATACTGAAAAGTTTTTTAGCTTATCAGATTATAATGGCGATTATCATCCTGCGCGTAAAATAGTATATTTCAACAATTATTCTTATTTTGTTTCATTAAACAATGCATCTTTATATAAGATGGATACTATGTATACCACTTATAATGATAATATCACTGAAAATCCAAATGAGTTTAACCCGGCATTAAATCATCAAATTCCTCGCACCAGAATATGCGAGAGCATACGCAAGCCAGATTCAGGTAGATTTATAGCCAATTCACTGGTTATAACTATGGCTCAAGGTGATGATCCAATGTTTACCGGGATAAACATGGAATCCAGCGCAATTCAAGATTATATAGTGACTGAAGATGGGCAGATAATTGTAAGCGAGCAAAATAATGCTATGGTTACACAGAACTCTGACGGTGGCGGCAATGCTGACTTATATTTTGATGCTAATTTATCAACGTCTTATCGCCCTAGAGTAGATATAGCTATATCTAAAGATTCAGGCACTACATGGAGCAATTATGTTTCGCGTGGATTAAATCCTATTGGCAAGCGCAAGAATATCATAACTTGGAATTGCTTGGGGCAGGCAAATGATCTGACTATCAAATTTTCCTTTCTTGGCATGTCATCTTTCGTTGTTAACGACGGCTTTGTGGAGGTATATTAATGGCTGACCCAGTATTCATGAATCTGCCTACCTATTTAGAAACGGAAGATGAGTCATCTTATCACGAATATTTGAATCAAGCTCTTAGAGATGGATTGAGTGAAAAAGGATGGACTATCCCTCAAATTAAACGCGCAGGATTGATGACTGAACCTGTGCAAAACCCTGTAGATGGGTCTATAACTACTTTAAAGGATTTGATGCCTGATGGCACGATATGGTATTTGATCGATAATGTTCCCCCGGTTTATGTGGGAAAGATTAATGGTAGCTTGGTACAATTCACCACAGTGCCTTTTGCTTAGGAGATAAAATAATGTGGCCAGCAATAATTGCAGCAGGAACAAGTTTACTAGGAAATATAATTTCTAGTCAGGGACAAGATGGCGGCGGTGATCCAGGAGCAATTCTGCAACAAGCCCATCAAATGGGAAAAGAAACTTTTGACCCATACATTAAGCGTGGACATGCTGCGCAGGATACTTTATCAGGTCATTACAATAGAGCTGCTAACCGTCCTATGGATTTCTTGAATGAAATCATTACTGGCTACAAACCCTCAGAAGGTTACAAATTTAGAGAAAAACAGGCTCTTAACGCTGCAAGAAACTCAGCGGCTTCTGGAGGTATTTCTGGGACACAGAATGATCAACTAGCACAAAGTGAATTAGTTAGCGGGTTGTTAGGCCAAGACATGCAACAATGGTTGCAAAATGTTTTAGGCATTCAAGGCATGGGCTTGGGAGGCTTAGAGAACGAAGCTGGTCGAGGCTTTGGAGCTTCTCAAAGTTTAGCTGATTTGTTAGGTAATGTTTCTGGCTCTCAAGCTAGTCTTGCTTATAATAATCAGCAAGCTAAAAAAGGTGACCTTGGTAATATAATTGGTGGAATAGGCGGATTAGCTGGCTCACTCGGCGGACTTTTCGGCGGCGGTGGTGGCGGTGGCGGCGGTATTGGTGCTGGATTAGGAAGCTTATTAGGTGGCTCTAGCAGCAGAAGCGGCGGAGGCGGTGGAAACTGGCTTTCAAATGCTACGGCTAATATGACTGGCGGACCACTAGGTTCTTTTAGGCCTAGTGCTTACGGTGGAGGAAGAGGCTAATGGCAAATTTCCCGCATTTTACTACACCTCAAAAAAGCATGCTCGCAAGCATATTAGAAGGTTATGAAGGCTTTAATAGGCCTTTAAACATGATGCAAGAACAACAGCAGCGCAGGCTTGCTAATGAACAAATGCAGATTCGCAATCAATTTTTACCCAAAGGATTAGAACAAGAACAAGAGAGAATGCGTCTTGCTAACATATTTGAACAAGCTAGAGAGCCTTATGCAGAACAGCTAGCCAAGAATGAAATAGGCTTAGGTCAGGCTCAGATTCAAAATATGAACATGGGCGAGCTTGGTAAGATGTTGCGCGATGTTAATCAAGTTACCAAAGAGTATGGTTTTGATTCGCCAGAAGCCCAGCTTGCTCGACAATGGTTTGAAAATAAAGTTAAAGGCAAAAGTGACGCTGATCATAGAACGCCACAACAAAAAATGGCAGCTGATTTATCGGGTGGCGATCCAGAAAAATATCAAGCATTGTTAAAACAACTAAGCGGGCTTCCTGGAGAAAGAAGAGAGAATGTGCCAGAAGGAGCAACACAATTAGAAGATTTATCAGCTGGTGAAAGAAATGAACAAGTCAAGCGCATGACAGAAGATGTAAAGATTGGCAAAAGCTCTGAAGGTGCTTTAAAAATCATTAACGAATTAAGAAGAATTCAAGAACAGCATCCAAATCTGGGCAATTATTTTGCTACAGCTTTAAGTAAAGGTGATGAGCCTGGATGGAGTGAATGGATAGCTAGAAAAACTGGTGCATTAAGTGAAAAAGATGTTAGTGCTTTACAAAAGTTTAGAAAATTATCAAATGATTTGGTTGTTAAAGGCTCTGAGAGTTGGGGCGGCAGAATAACTGATGCTAGAATGAAGCTTCTTTCTATGACTAAACCAGGTGCTGGAAATACTGCTGAAGCTAATAATTATTTATTTGATAGATTGGAAGATGAATTATCTCCTAAAGTTGCTTTAGGTAAAAAGGCTAAACAAGGCTTAGAAAACAGATATGTCGTTTATCAAGACTTTAGTGATGAAGAAAAACCTGAATTATCTAACATTTTAGGGCAACGCAAAAGTGGTGGTGGTCAGCAATCAATGACTCTCAATGGTAAGACTTACAGTATTCCCGAAGAACTTGTAGAAGAGTTTTTAGCAGAAAATCCAGGAGCTAAGCGTGGCTAGAGATTGGTCTGAATTTGAAGTAACCCAAAAATCTCCAAAAAGCAGAGATTGGTCTGAATTTGAAGTCATAGAAAAAGTAAATCCATCGTTTGGTCAAAAGCTCTCTGGATTAGGCGAAGGATTTAGAACAGGTGTTGAAAGAGTAACTCATGGATTGCTTAAGCCAATAGCTGAAAGTGGAATATTAGGAAAACATGTTAAAGAAGGTTTCGATCCATACTTAGAGTCCCGTAAACGTGCTTTTGAGCAAGCTCAAGAAATAGCTCCGACACAAACTAAGGCTGGTAAATTTATTGGTGATATTGGTGTTAGGCTGCCAGCTGTAGCTGCTTTTGCTCCTGCAGAAGGCGCAGGATTGTTGGCCAATATATTAGGCGCTGGCAAAGCTGGGTTAACTACAGGTATGGCCAAGCTGCCAGAAGAAGATGAATACCGCACTCTTAATGCTTTAGAAGAAGGTTTGGAAAGTGCGGGTGGCACTGCTGCCCTCGGCACTATAGCAAAAGTTCCTGGAGCAATCAAAGGAGCAGGTAAATATGCAAAAGATGTTGTAAAAGGATTTAATCCAGAAAAGAATTTAGCTAATTTATTAAAGAGCAAAGAAGTAGCAAAAGAACCAGCAAAAGCTATTTACAATGAAATAGGTTCTACTTTAAAAGAAGCTGGCAAAGATTCTGGCATAAAAGCTCCTAAGATTGACTGGGAGGGCATGAGTAAATCAGTCACAAATGAAGACTTTGGACCTATTAAAAAGCTTGTAGATGAGGGCACTTATGAAAGCTTAAATCAGGCCCAAAGCAAGCTGTCATCAATTGGTAGAGATTTGCTGAAAAAAGCTGAAGCAGGCGCAGACAATACGGCATCTCGTAATGCAGTAAGAAATGCAGAGTTTAAAATACATGGCAAATTGTTTGAAAGATTTAATGAAGTAAATCCGGAGTTAGCCAATATGTATCAAAAAGCTAATGAATTATTTGCTAAAGCAGTTAAACCATATGAGCTAGATGCGCTAAAAGAATTTAATAAGACATTTAAAGAAGTTGGTAAATTTGATAAAAAACTTGCCAAACAGACGCTTGATAAGCTGCTCGAAGATCCCAAGTTTAGATTGCAACTTGGAGAACAATTCCCAGAAATATCAAGAGGAAAAACCGGAAACAAAGCACTTGCAAGTCTCTTAGCAACTGGCTTAACAGGCGCAGGAGTAGGCACTGTCTTCAAATTATTCAAAGGGAAATAAATAAATGACACTACCAGATAACAGATTTATAGCAGCAACTTCTCTAGAAGAATATTTTGTTGACAAGAGCAGCGGTCTTCCACTTTCCGCAGGATATGTTTATTTTTATCAAGATATAGCGCGAACCGTGCCTAAACTTGTTTATCAATTGACAGGAGATCCAGCTAACGTTGGAGGATATACTTTTGCTGCACTACCAAATCCATTAAGGATTTCAGCTACCGGGACTTTTCAGGACAATGATGGAAATAATATTGCAGTTTATTACTTTCCATACGATGGTTTGCCAGATACAAGCACTAATGTTTTAGATTTATACTATATTGTGGTGCAAGATGAGGCGCATGACCTGCAGTTTGATAGAGCAGCATGGCCGCCAATTGCTGAAGACTTAGCTACAGAACAATCTAGCACTGTATATGTAAATCAAATATCTAATCCTCAGTTTATAGATGTTTACTTTGATCAGCTCAACTCTGCCATCTACACATTTGCAACAGCAGGAACATTTGTATATTCATTAGCTCCAGACTGGGATTTAGTAGTAATGAGCAATAATGCCGGCTCTGTTACAGTGACGCGTATTCCAATATCTGGCTCTAACCCAGTTGCAACAAATCCTGCTTATGCATTAAAAATTGTTCCAGGCCTTAGTATCGTTAGCTTGAATTTGCGACAAAAATTAGATAGCAATCCAGGTATTTGGTCACAAATAAATGGCGCACAAAATGGTTACGTATCTGGCGGTATATTGCTTTATCCTAACTGCCAGGCAACAATGACTTATGTTCCAAACACTGGAATGCCTAAGACAATATTTAACTTAAATAATACTTCAGCAACTGCTACTTATTTTAATAAGACTGTGCAGTTGCCAGTATCAACCAATCCAAGCACTCCTCCCACAGGAAGAGCAACTATTATAATAAATGTCCCTGCTACTGGCCCAGGAACAATTTTAAGCAGCATCCAAGTCGTAGGTCTTGTATCCAACCAAACAGTTGTGCCTTATGTGCAAGACACGGTAAATAGACAAAAAGACTATTTATTTCATTATTATAATGACTTGTTACAATTCAAGCCTATTAAAAGCTATTTAACGGGTTGGGACTTCCCTTTAAATCCAGCGCAATTTGGAACAAGTGGCAACGTTAATGGCGCAGCAAATAAGTCACAGTACGCCTGGGATCAAACCATTATCTATACTTCAGCCTCAACCGGGGTATCGTATAGTGCTAATGCTGCAACTAATGCTTTAAGAGTGACAGCTACCGGAGGAGACACGCAAATAGCATTGGTGCAATATATAGACCAAGTTACAGCTAGAGCTCTTTTAAATAATGACCTGTCAGTTAATATTTCAGCTGTTACAAGCAATCCAGCAAAAATAAGTGGTACCGTATCGTTATGGTATACCACTAGCGCACAGCTCCCTGATTTAGCCACAGGCGCCTCTATAGTTGACACGTTGACAGCTGAAGGGAATGTCAATACCAGAAACGGAACATGGACTGAAGTTAGACGCACCCTTGCAGGAAATGCTCCCGGACAGTTTATTTTAGATGCTGTAACTGCTGGAGTTAATTATTTTAACGTGCCATTGACAGGATGGGGAGCAAATAATACTGGCGCAAATACTGCAACTTATTTTGCAATTGTTGTAGGGTTTGCCTCACTGCCTGCTACTAGATATATTGAATTCAATTCTATATCTTTGGTACCAGGAAGAATTCCAACTATTCCTGCGCCACAAACACTAGATGATGTTTTAAGAGATTGCCAGTATTATTACTCGCAAAGTTATCCGCAAGCCTCATTGGTAGGGACAGAAACAAAACTTGGCCAGCTAATTACTGCCGCTTTTAACATAAGTGGTCAAGTTACGTCAGCATCTTTTCAGCTGCAATACCCAGCCCCTATGCGTGTCGCCCCTGTTGTAAATGTTTATCCTACTTATAACAGTGGGGGCGCTACTCCAGCTGGAAATATTTCATTATTTTATCAAACCCCGACGCCAATCACTAATACCCCATGGATAACAAATTTTTACAAAATTATTCCTATTACCGATTTTAACACAGCCAACCTAATCGGCTCAAATAGCACTACCACCGCCGTTTATTGCGCCAGCGTTATAGATTACAGTCCGGGCGGGTCGGGACCAGGAATAATGGCTTATCAATATGTAGCAGATGCCCGTTTAGGCATAGTTTTATAACAAGGAGAATCTTTAATGAGCATTACACAATATAATATAAATTCATATTCACGCGGGGTTAATGGTTATGGATTACCATTCACCAATACTTCTTACTCGGTTACTTTACCAAGAAACGTTGACACTACTTTAGAAGTTCCTGGCTTACAAGCAGGGGGTGCACCAAGCGCTACTTATGCTAAAATGTATGCAGTCATTAAATATAGCACGGACAATGTTACTTGGGTGGCATCCAATGATGTGGCCGCTTTCCCAGCTGGTGCAGCATTCTTACCATGCAAAGGTGAGTTAAGCCCAGAATGTAAGTATGTTAGAGCTGGAGATGTGTTACACTTCTTCACTGATACTGCAAACATTCATGTGAACGTAGCATTTTTTGCCGTGCAGGACTAAAGGATTTTAGGTTAAAGGAATAACAAATGACAACCAAGTTTAGTCAATTTGCCAGTGGCGGCACGATAGGTGTTGGCGCTAAAATAGCGGGTCTCGATGCTAGCGTCAGCCCAGATAATCGTATTTTTGACTTTCCTGGGTTGGGAATATTGGACTCAAATGGCAGTGCATTGCTCGGCTGGTCACAACCCATCAGCGGCACTGCTGTAAATTATCTTGAATTTCAAAATGCTCTCTCTGGTAACCCAGCTGTTATTTCAGCCATTGGCGGAGACATTGACGTAGGCTTATATCTAACAACCCAGGGTGATGGCTCTATATCTTTAGTTCCAGGGCCAAATGGGTTCGTTGTAGCTGCTGGCACAACCGCTTTCGGCTTACCTGCTGGCAATACTATACAACGCCCTGTAGCTGCTAATAATGGCTATATACGCTATAACTCTGACACTGATGCTCTTGAATATTACAGTCAAGCAATGCTTGATTGGATAACTCTTGCAGTTGGCGGTGCCGGGGTAATGTCTGTTTCTAGCGCAGATGTCGATAAAATCACAATCGGTGGAACTAGCGCAAACCCAACAATAGATATTGCTGCCACTTATATCGGTCAGACCAGTATCACTACTCTTGGCGTAGTTGGATTTGGTGCTTGGAATGCTGACATTATCTCCCCAAGTTTTGGTGGAACTGGTGTAGATAATGGTTCAAGCACAATCACTTTGGGCGGCTCATTAACAACAAGCGGAGCCTTTGATTCTACTTTTGTTATGGTTGGAGCAACCAACGTCACTTTCCCAGTCTCAGGCACTCTTGCAACAACAAGTGGAACTGTAGCCTCTATAACTGGTACTACTGACAGAATATCAACTAGCGGAACTTCAACTGATGTAATCATAGATATTGCATCTACTTATATTGGGCAAAACTCAATAACAACAGTTGGAGCACTATCTTCTGGCTCACTAGCTACCGGTTTTACTGTGATTCCTGGTGAGCTTGGTGGCACTGGTATTGCTAACACTGGAAAAACCATAACCCTAGGTGGCAATCTAACAACTAGCGGTGCGTTCAACTCGACCTTCACGATGACCAATACGACCAGCGTCACTTTCCCGGTTTCAGGCACCTTGGCAACGACGGCTCAAGCTCCTAGCGCTCTTCCAGTTCCAATGTCTGAAGGCGGCACGAACGCCAGTCTTGTTGCATCTGACGGCGGTATATTTTATTCAACAGCTACCGGTGGCGCTATTTTGGCTGCTACAGCTACTGCTGGGCAAATGCTTCGCTCTGGTAGCAATGCTGGTCCATCTTGGAGTGGCGCTGTTTGGCCAAATACTACAACTGCAAATCGTTTGTTATATAGTAATGCCACTAATTCTGTGGGAGAGGTTACCTCTGCAAACAGTGCGGTGCTATTAAGCAACTCTAGCGGAACACCAGTTTGGAGCAGCACAATGACTAACGGTCAGATAGTCATTGGAAGCACTGGTAACACTCCTGGCAGAAGCACGCTAACTCCCTCCGGTGGATTACAGATAACCAATGGTGCTGCATCTATAACTTTGGGCTTGCCATCTTCAGTCACTGGAAGCAATTTGTTATTTAATGGCGGCTTTAATGTATGGCAGCGCGGAACATCATTTAGTCCTACTACGTATCTTTACGGTCCAGATAGATGGCAATGTGGTAGTGGCGCAGCAACATGCGGCTTTATTCAAGTATATGATGCAAACACAAACTCTTATTTAATAAGAATTCAACGCAACAATGGTAGTAGCTCTACCGCTGATATAGTAATAGCAACAAGTTTAACAAACAATCAATCCGTTAAAGTTAAAAACAGTGTTTTAACTTTAAGTTTTGTGGCTTCAACTGGCGCTGGATTCTCAGGCGGCGCGCTTGGTAATCAAATGATTGTCAAGGTAGTTACTGGAGAAACCTTTGGTACTGATGCATCCTTTTTAACAACCGGATGGACTGGTCAAACCAATCTTTTAAATACAACCCAGACTGTGTCTCCAACTCCCACGAGATTTACATTTACTACATCGGCTGCTAGTGCTAACACAACTCAGGTTGGCGTGCTACTTGGATATACTCCAACCGGGACAGCTGGCGCATTTGATTACTTGCAGATATCGCAGGTTCAGTTAGAAATCAGTCCTTCTGCAACCAATTTTGAAGTAGTTTCTTATCCTCAAGAGCTTCAGCGTTGTCAGTACTTTTATCAGGTAATTAGAGGTGCTTCAGGATATGCTGCATTTTCAACAAGTGCTCAGATAGGTTTGGAATTTTTTCAAACAATGCGTATAACTCCTACTCCAGGTCAAACAGGAGTTATTGCAGTGACCGATGGCATAGCTAATTACACTCAATCTTCTGGTTCTATCGTCCCTTATTTGACAGAGTCTGGCGGATTATTAACTTTGGGCAACTTTACCGGAATGACTCAATTCAGGCCATGCGCATTCAATCCGTCAATAAATGGCAACGGCATAACACTTGACGCTGAGTTGTATTAAAAACTTAGCAACTTTAAAAGGAATTATATGGCAATTTTATCGGTCCAGGCAGGACAATCCGGATTAGCAGGCACAACTCCTGATTGGATATATATCAATACTTCAAATACTTTAGCTGAAGTAACGGCCACTGGTTATTTAAATCAACTAATCGGTAAAGGATATTATATCTCTGAGAATCAAGCTGCTTTAGTTGTTACTACTGACTACGGTGCAATGGTGTTGCAAATCAGCATAGTTGGCGATAATTATAGCCTTGTTGTAAATGGTGGTAGCGCTGGCGGAGTTATTGATGTTAGTGGCACTCCAGGGCAAATTAGTTCAACTGGTGGCGTTGCTCCAGCAATTGGCTTAGTAAATACTACTGTTACTCCTGGCTCTTATACTTCTGCAAACATCACAGTAGATTCGTACGGTCGTATTCTTAATGCTAGTAATGGAGCAGGTAGCGGAGCTGTGACAAGTGTGAGCGGCTCTCTTAATAGAATATCTGTTACTCCTGGCACTGCCCCGGTTGTAGATATTTCTTCCAATTATGCTGGTCAGACTTCGATTACAACTGTCGGTGCATTATCCTCAGGCTCTTTAACTACTGGCTTTGTTCCAGTTGCTGGCGCCCAGGGTGGTACAGGTGTTGCCAACGTAGGCAAAACTATTTCTTTATTGTCTGGCTCTCTAATCATAACCGGCGGAAATTACTTAACTACACTAAATTTGACTGGAAATACCAATGTTATTCTGCCAACCACAGGAACCCTTGCTACAACTAGCAATACTGTTGGAAGTGTAACTGCTGGTACGGGAATAACTATATCTGGCACAGCAACTAGCCCAGTTGTAAACTTAGCGAATACTTTGGTTGCGCCTGGCTCTTATACTAATGCATCTCTTACTGTCGATCAGCAAGGCAGATTAACCGCAGCTTCAAGTGGTCCAGCAAGTATCACATCGGTTTCTGGCACTCCAAACCAAATATCATCTACTGGCGGTTCAACTCCGATTATTGGTTTGCCAAGTGCTGTGGTATTCCCTGGTACTGTGACATTAAATGCAGATCCAATTGCTCCTTTGCAAGCAGCTACCAAACAATATGTAGACTTAACTGGCTCAGCGTTAACTTTCCAAACAGCTTGTTATGCAACCACTACTGGCAACTTGGTTTCAGTTTATGACAATGGTGTAGTAGGTATAGGCGCAACACTTACTAATGATGATACACAAGCAGCCTTTTCAACTGATGGCGTAAATCCTCCGCTGAATTCTAGGATACTTGTTAAGAATCAAACCAATCAAGCACAAAACGGTATTTATACTTTAACTACTGTTGGGACTGGCGCAACCAATTGGGTTCTAACTCGGGCTACTGATTATGATACGATTGTTCAAATAGTCCCAGGTGACTTTTTATTAGTAACCAATGGCACTACTTTTGCAAATAGCGCATGGATTCAAAACAATACTGTAGATACGATTGGTGTTGATCCAATTGTATTCAATCAATTTGGCTCAGTAGTAGCTGGGGTAACTTCAGTAACCGGTACTGCTGGACGCCTCACATCAACTGGCGGCACCACTCCAGTTCTTAACATAGACACAAATTGGACAGGTCAAAGCACGATAACAACAGTTGGGACTCTCACCTCAGGGTCTTTAGGAACCGGCTTTACAACAGTCACCGTTCCACACGGTGGTACCGGTAGAGCTGCATTCACTGCTTATTCAGTCGTATGCGGTGGCACAGGCACTACTGCTCAGCTTCAAAGCGTGGCTAGCGTTGGAACTGCTGGTCAAGTATTAACAAGCTCCGGAGCTGGTGCACTACCAACTTGGACAACGATTACTCCTGGCGTAGTTAACTCAGTAGTTGCTGGAGCAGGCATAAGCGTAAATAGCACGAACCCAGACGCACCAGTTGTCAGGATAGCTGCTGGTTATGGTGGGCAGGCTTCTATTGACACAGTAGGCGCATTATCTTCAGGCTCTCTAGCTCCTGGGTTTACAGTTGTCAGTGGCGAACTTGGTGGCACTGGATTCAACAATGCTGGCAAACAAATAGTACTAGGCGGCAATCTAACAACTAACGGTGCATTTGCTTCCACTTTCACAATGACTAATACGACTAACGTCACCTTCCCAACTTCAGGCACCCTTCTGACCAGTGCTGATTTAGCAAACTATGCAACGTTAAATGCTACTAATGATTTCAATTTTAACGTTCAATATCGCCCGCAAATTAAAGATTACTCTGAGACTGTAAATATTCTTGGTAACGTATCTGGTGGCACAATGACTGTAGATCTTACTTTGGGTAACGTAGTAACTGCTACGGCTACTGCGAATATTACTACAATCACATTGTCTAACGTTCCTGCTACTGGTACTTGTGCTAGCTTCTCGTTGATCGCCACAAACTTTGGAGCATTCGCTGTGACCTGGCCAGCAAGCTTTAAATGGCCGAACGGTGTTGCACCAACTTTAACAGCAAGCGGAATTGATATCTTAGTATTCTTTACAGTTAATGGCGGAACAACTTGGTTTGGCAACTTAGCCGGGGAAGCCTATGCTTAAACAAAGACTAATGATGGCCTCATCTAATCGAGGCCCTGCTGGCCCATCTAATCTACTGAGTTTTGGCAGCAACATCAACGGAACCACTGCACAAAACACTGGAACTGGCAATACGCTAGTTCCAACTTTAATATCTGACAATCATAATGGTTGGGTAAAAGTATGTGTTAGCACTGTTACTAGTAATGTGAATGGAGCGATGGCATTTGGGCTATTGTCGAACGGCACAATATGGAGCTGTGGCAACAATAATACAGCCGGTGCCAACTCAGGAACAGCTGGGCAAGGCAGTAATTCAAATAATTATTTAAAACTAACTCAAATTGGCACCAGCAGTAATTGGGAAGATATAGCTTGCACAAGATATGGCGGACTTGCTGTCAATAACCTTGGAGAGCTGTACAGCTGGGGCTTAGACGCATATGGAGAACTTGGTCATGGCGGTGGCGGCGCAATAAATGTAACACCAACCCGCGTAGGAACTGGTACAGATTGGTATAGGGTTTATGCAGGATTGTGGACATCATTCATAGTAAAGACATCCGGTGAGGTGTATGCGCTCGGGTTAAATAATGGATATGCGACTGGTCTTAATATATCCACTGGAAGCACTACAACGCCAACTTTAATCACAGGCCACGTAGGTTGGGTTAATATTGCAGTTGGAGCATATGGGGCAATCGGTATTCTGACTACTGGTGAAGCTTATAGCTGGGGTAGCGACTTCAATGGTGAATTATGCCAGGGGACTGTAGGAGTTGTTTTACCCAATCCAACCCAGATTGGATCTGGAACGAACTGGGTATACGCAGCAACTGATTGCGCTTTAGGAAATTTCTCGTTTCTGATTCAAGATATAGCCGGTTCACGTACTTTGTGGACAGCCGGTAATAATCAAAATTACTGTACTGGTCGCGGGACCAATAGCGGCAATACTTCAACTCTAACGCAAGTTGGTACTGACCAAGATTGGTTATCAGTTACTTGTTTAAACGATGCAACAAGTGTGCAACAAGCAGCGGTTGGAATTCGCACAACAGGGAAGGCCTATAGCTGGGGAAGCAATTCTGCTGGAAAAACAGGGCAAAACACAACTACTGGCACTACAAACAATCCTACTCAAATAGGAACATCAACCAGCTATGTTGGGCTATCTATTTCAAATAGTCAAAACGTAGCATTTTTAATAGTTTAACAAGGAAGAATTATGCCATTAAAAAAAGGAACTAGCAGAAAAGTAATTTCAAAAAACATTTCTGAGCTAGAGCATTCAAAAACAAAGCGCCCACATAAACAAATAGTTGCTATAGCTCTAAACGAAGCTAGAGAGTCTGGAGCTAAAATCCCTAAAAAGAAAGCGAGAAAGAAATGAAGTATGAATCTAAAGCTCATGAAAAGCGTGAATCAAAGACACATGAGAAACGTGAGTCTAAAAAGCAAGAAAAAGCAGAGCATATGAAAAAACCTGCTAAAGCTAAATGCAAAAAGAAGTAATTTTTATAAGGAGATGTGATGGCTATTTTATCAATAAACCAAGGGATACCAGGACTTGTCGGCTTAAGCCCAAGCATTTGGACGATTAAAACTAATAATACAACTGCTGAAGTTACTACTGCTGGCTACTTAACCAATGCACATGCTGAGCAGCTTGCAAGCTTTTCTAATGCGGATGTAGCAGTTGTTACTGTAGTTAACGCTGATGTTGCCACCAGCGCTTGGTACAATATTAGTGTAACCGGAACAGCCGGTAACTTTGTTTATAGCTTAGTTGCTATTTAAAAAGGAAGTTCGTCTTCACTAGCCATGCCGTCATATTTAGTTGTGGCGGCAGGTTGTTGCTTACGCGGTGTATAATTACTTGAAGTTTCTTTGCTGTCAGAATTTCGGCTGTCTAACATTTGCAAACTACTAGCGATAATATCAACGCTGTACCTAGTTTCGCCATTCTTATCGTAAGAAGAAGTTTGTAATCGTCCTTCAATGTAAACTTTAGAACCTTTTTTAAGATACTGCATAGCTATTTCGCCAAGCTTTCCAAAAAGAACTACGCGGTGCCATTCTGTTTTCTCAACTTTTTGACCTTGCTTATCTGTGTAGCTATCTGATGTAGCTATAGTTAGTCTAGTAGCAGCACTATTGGCTTCTGGATCAGCCCCAAGGTTACCGATCAATATTACCTTATTTACACCTTTAGCCATGTCTTCTCTTCCTTTACGTATCTATTTGAATTCATTATACACTTGTGCTATGATTTTTCAATCAGGGTCGGCTTTTATAGTTTGCAAGCGTCGGCCGACTCCTGATACCCATCTAAAATATATTTCACCAATACTCAATAAAACATTACCTTTTTAATGGGAACACTCCTATACTTAATGTGTCAAGTTAGGGGACTCATATGACCATCTTATCTGCTTTAATCATCATTGCATGCTTTATGGTTGGGGGATATTACCAATTTTTTTCAGACAAAATAGATTCTGCTCCTGAACAGGTGGCAGAAAACATCTTGCTTACTGAACAAAATATAAAAGTAGATTTTTCTGCTGGTAAGAAAAAGAAACTAACCGAACAAAAGGATAACGATGCAAAAAAAGACTAAAGAGAAGATATCATGTGCTGTATTAATCATTGGCGGTTTATCTTTATGCATAGCGGGCATTTGGATGCCCCCGCTGCTAGTTCTTGGCGGCGCATTAATTGCTGGTGGACTAACCATTCTAAGCAACTACTTGCAGGATAAAGATAGATTCACAGTTAACAATTATGGCGACATACGGCCTAATCAACCAACTCGTGCGGAAACTGTGCGTGCTACTAGAAAGCAAAAACAAGCAGCCTTATTTGCTTTTAAGAATAGCAAATATAAACAACATCATGACGAGATGCTTAATAGTGAAAGTGAATCTGCGAAAATGGATGTAACCAAGCATGACAAGTCATTTGCGTTATCACCTGAAATGGTTCAACAAATTAAAAAGCTTAATGAAGTATTTAACCTGATTGATTCAGAGTTATTAAAGGCCGCATTAAAAGAAGACAATATCTCACACGAAAGCGAGAAAAAAGCGCTAGACGCGGAGAATAATCTTAAACTATAATATATGCAGCTTTATTAATTCCAAAGCTCATCATGAGACCAAGGAAGGACTCGCTTCTTTTCTTGCAAATAATAGATAATTTATTATTATATTATGAGCAAGAAAGGGAGTTTTTATGCGCATAAATCAAGAAGGAATTGATTTTATCAAAAAAAAGGAAGGCATACGTTTATCTGCTTATGCTGACACTGGCGGAAAAATGACAATCGGATACGGTCATTTAATCAAGCCAGGTGAAACTTTTCCAGCAAAAATCACATTAGAGAAAGCTGAAGAAATACTTCGCAAAGACTTAGTATCTGTTGAGCAAACAATAAATAAATGCGTAGAGAGACGAATTGACCAAAATCAATTTAATGCTTTGTGTAGCTTGTGTTTCAATATCGGCAACAATGCATTTGCTAAATCCACTCTTGTTAAACTGTTAAATGAAGATAAAATTTTAAAAACAGCGCAAGAGTTTATGAAGTGGGATTATGTGAATGGGAAAGAGTCTCCCGGCTTATTAGCCAGGAGAAAAGATGAATCAGCTTTATTTTTGTCTTAATATATAATCTTTAAGAGCATTTACTTATTATAAACCTTCTTTGTCAGCTTCCTTCTGATACTCTAAAAAGATTATAATTTTTCTTTTAAACTCTTCGCCAGTAGCATCTATGTGTTCGTTTATGTCAGATTCATAAGCATCGCCTGCTCCTGCATAGACTGATGCTATCAAATGTGCGGCTAAAGCCATAATCCCATCAATAACTGCAACCAAGTTGTCTTCATATCTTTCGATTTCTTCTAAAATATATGGTTGAAGCAATTCAAACATGTTTGTTGCAACTGCTGTTGATATACCCATTCTATCCTCTAATTGTTCTGTATTCATATTATTTCCCTCTGTATTAATGTTTGCTTAGTCTTTTTTTGCTAAATGCTTCTATTGAATCTTGCAAAGATTTGCTCATAAATTCCGTCGCCGCTTCTGCTTGTTCTTTTAACCTGCTTAAACCAGCGCCTTGCTGGCTAAGCAGAATTGAACCGACAAGACCTGTCATTGAAATCAAAACCGCTTTTATAATGATGTCAGGAGTTATGTCATCGCCAAACTCTTCCATCTTTTTCTTATAATAATCAGAAAAAACATCTCCAAGCCCTTCGCCAATGCTAACTATCATCTCTATTTCTTTTGTCTTATTCATTTGGCTACTCTCCCTCTATTCTTCTAAGTATTGCTTGTAGCTGTACACCACTTAAATCTTCCAAATTATCAACTTTGTAATGGTTTAATGCTTTATTGATAATATTTTGTGGCTCACCTTCTTCTATATTGTAAGCAATAAGTTTTATTAATAGATTATTCTTATCTTCTTCAGTTATTACTGGCACAGGTATCTGAGCTTTTGGCTTCTCATCTTTTTCTTCATGATGCTCCTGCAAATCAGGATCAAGCAATTTATCATCAGAGGTTGCAACGCCTACAATTGCTGCTAGCGCATATTTTTTAAGATATGTGCAATTAGCCCCATAAGCTTGAGCAACTGTCATGCCTTTCGCTTCAACCGGAAGAGTTGCCGAACTCATCAAGTATTCGCCAGACTCAGCATGCATTAAAATAGTTGTGACAGTCGTATTCAATGCTTCGCCACTAATAAGCTGACTAATGCTTAAACCATGTTTTGACAGACCTGGCTTTATGCCATTCCATATATCCTCTAATGATGCTGATGTCATCTTGCCACGACCAAGATTGATTGATTGTGATTTGTATATGTTTTTACTTTCGCTTTGAAATCTTGCCAATGCTAATGCTAAATTTCCAATATTCTCTGATTTATTCATTGCCTACCCCCTTCTTCATGTCTTGTTACCAGCTCTATGCTGTAATCAAGCATATCGATAAATGTTTCGTGATTAACTACTAGAGAAACTATTTCATTTCCCAACATGTCCTCTTTGATTGCTATCGTTTCTAGCGGGATCGACAGCGGCACCGTTCCAATTGTCACCTTCACTTCAGCTTCTTGATTGCACTCACTTAGCTGTCTTGCCAAGTGAGCCACTGTTAACGTTCTTACATCCATTCTTTTTTCCTTGCCTTCTTGTCATCGAGATTATCTATATATGACATCCAGTGTACAATAATAACTGCTACACACGCCATGACTATCAAATCAAACATTTTGTTCCCTCACTTATTCCATTACTATTTAAACCCGTCCTGTCTGCACCAAACGATGACAGACAAGATTAACATTAACACGAAACTTACAAGACCGTAACAAACTATCACCCCAAGCGCGGCCTTGACGATGAACATTGTTAGTTCGAACATTATGCAAAAATACTCATTTTATCAACAAGCTCCTATAGCCATTGCTTTTGACTAAGCAATCTTTATAAGCATCAGGATAAAATTCTTGTAGAAGTTTTTTATCTATGTCAGCTCTGCCCTGATTAAACTTATAAGTTGCTATAATAGTGCCATCTTCACCGACTAAAGTTTCTTTTTCACCCATTTCTTTTTTTATTATATTACAGAATTTTTCTTCTAAATCTTTCAGTAATTTTATCTGGCGCTTGATTCTTCTAAGCTCTTCTACAGCTTCACTTGATTCCATTGTTGCAAACGCAAACTCTGGGTCCATTTTTACATCAAACATTGCAACGATTTTGTCATTATCTTTTACAAACATATTATTCTCCTAAAAGAATTGATTCGTGTTTTAACTGGCCAAGAAAGTAATCGAGAGACTCATTAATTGATTTGTAAGCAATCAAATCATCAGTGCCCGTTAAATACACATTTATCTCTGAATTTTCCAGGTCTTCTACACAATCAGTGCATTTTTTAAAGTACTCAATTTGTGCAACGACGTCTTTGATATTTTTGTTTTTATATACGCCGTCTGATATGCCGTTGTTGATAATTGTTGTCGAATATTTACTCATTTTATTCCCTGTTTGCGTCTACATGAGATAATACTACAACACTAGGCGCCTAGTGTCAATACACTATTGTAATAATTTCTTTCTTTTATATCTTTTTGTGAGCATCTCGCGTAACAGTTCACTTACACGGCCGTTATGTTTTTCGTTTGCTTCTTCTTGTAATAGATTAACTAATTCTTTAGTTAGCGTAGCGTTGAATTTTACTAATCCTTCGATTTTGTGCATACATCTTCTCCTATGTAAAGGAAATAGATTATAGCATTAGACGCATAATGTCAAAGAAGTAAGTTGGAAAGAGAAGTTTGGGCTTAGGCGCGCCAGACGGGAAAAACTGGCGCTAGTAGTTGTCGCAATTATGGAAAATTATGATATAGATAGAATACTGAATTATAAGTGCATAGTCAATTATTTTTTTGGTTAGCGGTAGATCTTTGATGGAGTATCGGGTATATTGTGAAGACTTAAGCCAGTGTTTATCTTCAAAAAACCCACTGGCTTAAATAAGAAGGCTGTATTAGCAGGACTTAAATGTCCCACACACCCTTTTTTTGTTCTGAATAAACAGAACGATTTAAGTATAGGCATTATGTGCCTAGTAGTCAATAGTTTTAATTGAGGAGAATGTATGAAAAGAGGTCACGACCTGACGAAGATAGGATATATAGGACATCTTGTGGATGACACATTGGATTTTCTGCGAAAACGTTTTGAATCAGAAAATTATCTTATTGGAATAAAAACAGGTTTTAAATATCTTGACATGCTTACATGTGGTCTCCAAAAAGGAGATTTAATAATAGTTGGATCTCAGCCTGGAATGGGTAAGTCAACTTTTATTAGAAACATAGCTGAGTTTACATCAGAAAAAGAAAATGGAGTAGTTTTAATTTTTAGCGCAGAATCTTCTGCAACTGATATTACTGTTAACATGATGTCATCTTTAGAAAATATTGATAGCTATAGACTTAGATCGGGTAACCTCAAAGATGAAGATTGGCCGAAAATAAGAAATGTTAAGGCAGATTTATCATCTAGAAAAATATTTATTAATGATTCTTGTGAATTAACTCCTGAATATATAGATGAATGTGTATCTTATGTTCACGGATTCGGTCCAATAAGTTTAATAGTTATAGATAATTTACAAGCTATAAAAGTTGAAGATACAGATATTGAAAGAGCTGAAGAGCTTTCACGAGTCACCCATTCATTGAAAGTTATTGCTAAAAAATTTGACACACCAATGATTGTTGCATCTCAGTTAAATAAGGCAGCTTCACAAAGATATGACAAAAGGCCAATTCTTTCTGATTTATTAGGAGCTTCATCTATAGAGCATGATGCTGATTTAATAATGTTTGTATATAGAGATGAAGTTTACAATCCTAGCTCACCAGCCAAAGGCACTGCCGAGATAATTGTTGCCAAACAACGTAAAGGACCGCTAGGAACAGTTCGTTTGAATTTCTTGGGCCATTATTCACGGTTTGAGAATTTTGTCAGCTCATCAAATATCCCAGCAGGTGCGTATCATCCTGAGTTTTCAGGTTGAATTTAAGTTGCAGATACACCCTCGCCGGTGTATCTTGCTAGTCAAAATATTAGCCGAAAAGGCAGTAAGATTGACAAAATGGATTTTTTCAGCAATGAAAAAAAATGGGACAAACAAGTCGTCCCAATTACCTTCACCTCACTAAAGGAGTATGTATTGTATGTCAGGTACGCTTTCAAGACAAGTATTTAATTTAGATTATGTATGCCCAATATTAGGCACAAAGCTTCATTTATATGAAACCATTATATTGCATAAGATGACCTATTGGTTTGGAGATGAGTCTACGTGTGGCAATTTTATCGTCGGTATGTGCCCTAGCCTTCCCAAATTAGCTTTAATTTGTCAATTGCCACTAAGCACTCTTAAAAAGTATTTAGCAAAGCTGCTTAAGAGGCAGTTGTTAGGAACAAATAATAAAAAAACTTCCACAGGTAATAATATTTATCATGCAAACCTTTTAATCATAAAACCATTTTTAATGACAGAGGAACAACAAGTAGAATTTTTAGCCAATCAAAAAAAGCAGAAAATGGAAAGTGAAGAACGTCGTCTTGGCAAGAAAAAAGAAAGTCAGAAGACTGTGCAAGATAGTACTTATAGCCAATCATATGATGGGTCAGAAACTTTTAGGGGCCACACCGTAGCCCCTGAGAATATGCAAAAAGAAAACTTTCAGGGGCCACAGGAGAAACTTTTAGGGGCCACAGGAGAAACTTTTAGGGGCCACACCGTAGCCCCAACTAATGATCTACTAATTAATGAAATAAATAAATTAAATACAGAGTCTAATCCAGAGATCATTACTGAAGAAGAATTTAATTATTTATTTAATTCTAATAACAATGTTTGGGAAGAAGAGGATGCTGTTATTGAAGAATCAACTTCTGTTAGTTGCAGTACTGAAGAGGCTAACAAAAATGTTGAACCTGTTGTAGAGAAAGCTCATAAGATTGAGTTTGCTAACCCAGATGAGAAAGGTATTCATGACACATTGATTGAAGTCAAGAAGATGCGATCCTCTGGAGAGATCCATCCTAGTATTGTTACGCAAGATGAAGAACTAGCTGAACAAGGATGGGTACATATTGCTTCACAGATGGGAAAGAAAGATCAGCATGGGGTGAATTATAGCTATCGACAAGCTTTGGGAAGTTTTAAAGCCTTGGTGAAGAAGGGTACTTTTGCAAGACCATATATGATGGACAAGTTTAATGCGATCAGAGAGGAAAGGGAAAATAAAAAACAAAATTGGGTAAAACAAAAAACAGATCAGGTCTTGGGTTTAGTTAATGGCCAGGTCCGGGCTATAACATCTACCCAGATACACATTGTTACAAAAAATAATTTTATGAAGATTGCGGGTTCATTGGAAGCAAAACATTGGGAAGAAATTGATAAAAGATCATATGATCTTATATGCAAGGATGGAATTGATTGTATCAAAGAAGCAATTTCTTTATCTAACAATAATGATGAGATTGCTCGCATAGCTATTCAAAGGCTAAATCTCAATAAGGTTTGTTTTGAAGAAGTTAAAATAGTTTTAGACAAATATGGCTTATTGCCCATGGATAGCTGTCAGACTTATCAGGAAGAAAAACAAGATAGTTATGAACCAGTTGAAAGCAAAGAAAAAGAAAGTATACAAGAAACAGCAGTTCAGGTTGCACCAGAGTATAATGCTCAAAACAATCATGCTAACGAAGATACAGATAACATTCCTAGTGGGTTAAACATTGGTTCTTTTAAAGCGATTGATCAATTAAGAGATAATGCATTATGTGACATGGATTACAATCATGAGAAAAAACAAAAACAAAGAGGAAATGCTGTTTCATTTTTTGAATTAATACAAGGATTTCCTGGAATGCAAAATATTAAAACCTTCAAATAACTATTGATTAATTAGGCGCATAATGATACATTGTCAGCAGGATAACCTGGCTTGGATGCTACTCATAAACTTGGAGAGCAATAATGTCTAACAACCACGATCCAAAAGATAATTATCAAACAGATGCGCTAGCTTATGCTGAAAGCATGGGATGGGGTGGGCCTGGAACATATGAAAAGCTTGAAGAGGCTCGTAAAAAAGTTCCTCATTGGGAACCCAATATGCCAAATCCAAAGCATCCATCCCACATGCCGCCTAGACCAGATAGTGTTATTGATCTTGATTTTAGACGTAGCAATGAAAACAAGATCAAAGCACTTATTGCTTTAGGCCAATCAGCAAATATGTTAGGAAAAACTTTTAAGCTTAAACAAAAATACATTCATTGCACACATTATCTGCAAAAAGAAAACATAAAGTTTGAAGTAGTATTTGATGATGAGCCAGTTACTGACAAAGATTTGCATTAAACGTAAACCTAAAGTTTACCTTTACAACAACAATTAACAACAACACACTAGGAAATAAAATGACACCAGCGTACAAAGCACACAAAACACATATAAACGACTTAGATAACAAATACTTCAAAATGGGCTACGATTGTTTTGTAAGCAATATTGGCAGAGATCTAGCTGATGATCTATGTTTAATTGATAGAGCTAGCTTTCTAAAAGGATGGGATACTGCTCAACACGATTTCTTAACTAAATGCCCAGCAAGCCGTTTAAAAAATAACCGTGCCTAATCCTATGCCTGAAACGAGATAATGGTCTAGAATCGATTATAATTACGTTTAAACGCTAAGGGTTGGATATGTTGACAAGATATCATGCGGTAAAAGATGAGCAAACGAGAAAAAGATACCGCCAGATGGGGTATAATGCATATAAAAATGGGATAGATAGAAGTGTGTCTGATGACTTTGATGTTGAGTATAGGTCTTATGTTCGACAAGGTTGGGATCAGGCTCATACGACATCATTTTTTGAATCGTTAAACATTGGTGGTGCTTCAAAGCAAAGCAAGTTAAGTAGAAAATTTAGTCAATGAGAATATAAATGTTTAGATCAATCGAAAAAGCAGAAATCTACTTTTCAAAAAAACAAGAACGCAAGGCTAGAAAGGCGGAGGCTAAACAAGATGAGGCCAAAGCTTTGAATGAGACCACTGCTGCTGTGAAACCCTTATACCGCAAGGGATAGAGAAAAAAGTGATCGCTTTTGACGTTTTTGAGGAGTCGATTTACAAAATTTGATCACGAATACTTGCATTATCTGCTTAAAACGAGACAATGCAAGTATAAGTTATTAATTTTTGTGGCGATCATCTTTGTAATTTGGGTTACGATAATTATATTTAAACCAAATATTTCGAGCCGACAAGAATGTTAGCTTGATAAAAACAGCACAATAGAAGGACTACGGTTCATGGATGAACGCAAATTAATATTAACAGTTAACTATCCTCCCTCAGTGAATAGATATCTTATGCAACGTGGTAGCAGGCGCTTTTTATCGCCAGAGGCACGTGCATTCACACAGCATGTGATAGATGTCATGCCACATGATTGGGAGCCCCTTACTGGCCCTGTACAGGTCTTAATTGAACTTTATCCAGGTACACGACACAAATCGGATATAGATAATCGCGTAAAACGAACTCTGGATTCTTTGCAAGAAGCTGGCGCTTATCTTGATGACTTTCAAGTAGGAAAGCTAACAGTCATTAGACGACAAGTTATCCCTAAGGCTGGAAAAGCAGTGATAACTCTTGAACCATTAGACGCATAGTGCTATCTTAAAACAAATGATAGCAAGGGAAGAAGATGCGATTAAAGAACAGAGGCGTCAAATGTTTGACAGAAGGCTGCGACAAAGAAGCTTACACGAAACAGTATTGTAAGACGCATTATCAATCGTATCATTATCACAAGAAGAACGGCACTGTTAGACAGAAGAGAGCACCGTTCAAAGCTAAATGTTACAACGACACGTGCGATAGGCCGCACTACATGAAAGGCTGCTGCCGTTATCACTGGGATAGATTAAAAAGCAGATGCACTGTTGAGCAATATAACACTATAGTTGGCTTTGAAAGTGGCGTTACTAAGTGCTCTGTTGATAATTGTGACAGACTGGCTGACTGCAAGAAGATGTGCTCTAAGCATTATGCACAAGTCAGCAATAAAGGCTCTGTCGTGGATAGCAAGCGCAGATTGTACAGTCGCAATAACTTTAGCACTCCTGAAGAGCTATTCATGTCTAAAGCAAATGCAAACATGTCAGATAGAAGTCAGTGCTGGTTATGGTCTGGTGCATTTTCTGGCAAGTTTCCGGTCTTCTTTTTTAATAAAACATGTTACACAGCGCATCGCTTTTCTTATATGCTACACAAGCAGATAGATATAGAGGGTCAGCATATAGATTGGACATGTAAGAACACATATAAATGCGTGAATCCGGCTCATTTGGGGCTTATAGAGAAGATTCAGCGTGTACCAAAAAGTGTTTTAAAGCGAAGAGATATCAAGCTTGCAGAAGCACTCTATCGCTCATGTTATGAGAAAGAAGCAATCAGAGAGCACTTCGGGGGAGAAGTGTATTCATCTGATGAGCTGCTGCAAGAGTATGAAAGTGATTTATATGAAGCATTTACATTAGCAGAAGAGAAGGCGTACAAATATGATTGAGCAGAAAGATTTGGAATTAGCAGCTACACAAATAGCAGATTCAGTTGAGTTTTATAAGAAGATAGTTAAGAACAAGCGCCCGCATGACGCTGACGAAAGCGTGTGGCAGAAGTTTATTAAAGCGCAGAATGCAAAGGTTATAGCATTCTGGGAAGGAAACAAATAAGGATTATATGAAGCTTTTAAAGGCAGAGAACGATAGAATGTGGGAGCCGTTGTGGAAGAACATAGGCTCAAAAGTGATGACAGCTAATGAAGCTATTGCTTTAGATAGATTGAAGTCTCTAATTAAGATTAAGAATGTTGTGATAGATGCAATTCTTAGCATCAGGGGCGAGAAAGGCTTAAGAATAAAGAGAAAGGTTGGTAATGAGCATCGGAATGATATTCATGACTATCTGCTCTTTGATAGCATCACAATTGATGGCAAGCGTGTGTTTTATAAGCAAAAGCTACAGGCTGGTCAGTCAATTAATAATAAGCGCATATTAGAGAATACAACAGTTGTTATGGATGATGAGCAATTAGCTAAGCACATAAAAGAGCTATTGTTTGCTAAAGAAGCTGTAAGAAAGCTTGAAGAAGAGACAAAAATACTGCATAAAATCTGGGCAGGAAGCAGAGTAGAGTCGGCATCTCGAAATTTGGGTAAGAAGTAGGATTAGCATCCCGGTGCTTGGTTTAAGATGGATTTGACATCAGGAGGCGACCGGGATGTTTATAATATACTATTGCTTTTGAAGAGAGTCAAAATACATTTTTAAAGCCGTTTTAATCACATAGCTGACCGGCAATCCGGTGCGCTCACAGTAATCTTTCATCTGTTCGTCTAGCAGACTTGGCAAATATATACAGCGCTGAACGCTCTTCTTCTTGTTTGTCGTCATTATATCTCCTCATTTATTGGGATGCATGCTACATACACCCCCTCCGTTGCATCATTCTTGACATCTTCCGCTATCTTCTGACAACTTCCGATATCTTCTATCTTTTCGTAGTTTACAGCCATTGATTGTCCGTTGCTCATTGCTATTATCAGCAGGGCGTTGTAAAGCATTGTATTTAATCCGTTAATCTCATAATCTGTTTGTACTATATCACATTTAGAGATATAGTATATCCAAATCAAATACAAAACACGGAGCTGTTATGAAAATCAAATGTCAAATCATCAAGACCAAAGAATGTTTCAGATTAGTGATGATAACTAAAACAACAAACGATACTGACGTAGACCATGTTCAATATGCTGACTTAGACAGTGATGCATTCACATCTATGTTATTAATGTCTCACCCATTTGAGTTCACCTTTGAAGGATTGGAAGAAGTTAAAGCTACTCAAACAGCTATTGATGCAGTTAAAGCAAGACAAGAAGCAGCGGCTAAAGAAGCGGCAGAGAAAGAAGCAGCTGAAGCAATAGAGGCATAAGCATGGCTATTCGTAATTGTAGAGCATGTCGGGGCCGCAAGAAGTATTGGGGCGCTGGCATGATGCATGAGTATGACTGCGAGTCTTGTAAAGGCACTGGCAAAGAAGAATACGATGAATTAGTCGAGACAATGGCTGAGAAGCCAGTTGAAGCTGTAGCTGAAGTGGTTGTTGAGAAACCAAGCACTAAACCTGCACCTAAGACTATTCCTGTCCAGCCCTTGATGAAGAATGCAGTTAAAAAGAAGAAGTAGAGATGTACGTTAAAGATTTAGTTATCGAAGACGGCATTATAGTCGATAATGCTTATAGAATGTATTTTACCCTGGTTACGCAAGACGGTGAGCATCGTCTCATGGAATGGGTAGACAGAGACTATAAGCTTTGTCGCGACAATAGTTCAGACATGATGCAGCCGGGCTATACTCAGATAAAGAGCTTGCTTAAAGACACTAAAATGTATGTTAGTCGCTTGATGGATGGCTTAGATGCTGGTATAGCTTTGCAGCGCAAGATGGGTAGAGCATTGACGCCGGCTAGATGGCGAGATTTATTCTTGAATACGAGGAAGAGATGACAAATACGGATAAAGGATTATCAAATGACAACAAAGACAGTTAAAAAGGCAACCAAAAAGGTAGCTAAAAAGACAACCAAGAAAGCTGTAATAGTTAAAGAGA